AGTGGCGCCACCTTCACTGTGAGCGGCGCTCCCACCCTTTACACCCTGCAGGCCGCTACCACGGCTTCTGTTGCCTTTAACGATGGCAACCAAGAATTCTATCTGCTTGGTGGTGGCGGTTTTGCTGATAGCGTGATTGTTACCAGCCAAGCCACTGCATCTATCACTTCCTATTTCCAGAAGGACGTTGATGGCACTGTGTTCCTGCCCAATAGTTTTGACGAAGCCTTCCAGGTGATTAGCGCTTCGCGCTATGACAAGAACCACGAAGTGTACGTGGAAATCAACAAGCAACTGGGTGCTTCCGGTACCACTTACTACTACGACCGAGTGGCTTTTGTTGCTTGCGTGATGAACTATAACGAAAGCTATCCCGCAGACAACCTCGTGGAATGCACCTTTGACCTGATCAGCCGTGGGCGCATTGGTATTCACCAGAATGCTTCCGAAACTGGCAGCATCATTCCTTCGGCTCCTAATAGCTGATTCATCTTTCCATCGTTCTTTGCTAGCCTCTCCTTACGGAGAGGCTTTTTATTGTGAACATTGCACAGCTTCGGGAAGTTGTTACTGAACTGCTATCTGCATCACCCAATTTAATTGGCACTTATACGCTGCCGAACAATTCAACTATTCCTGCTGTGTATGTAGTGGGAAGGCAAAGCGTTCCCAATGAGTGGAAAGTGAAAGGGCTAGAAGTGACAATGCGAGAATTTCCCCAGTTGAATCCACGTTCTCCGTTGGGAGGCACCGTAAAAGTAAGTCAAGTGTGGGAGGTCATTCTGACGCAGTTCACACCTAATAGCGGCACACTTGCCACTGCCATGGACAGGATGGTTAGACGCTTTCCTGATGCCACGCCACGATATTTCCCCGGAGATGACATTGCTTACGAGCGCTGTCGTTTTATGATTCCCGATTTGATCCTCCGTAATCTGATAGCAACATGAGTGGAACGATTGTCGGCGGTTCGTTTAATAACCCCAATGCTCTAGTAGCAAAACTTGCAAAAGCCTTTGAAACATGGGCTCAGTTTGACGCTAATGATTATTTTCGCTCTCAATTCATCGAAGATAAGTGGTCCTACCCAGGAGAAACAGAGCGAAAAAGCGGGGAGCTAGCTAGGGATCCTCGTAATATTTTCGATCTCGGAGATCTCTATCGCAGCGGACGAGATAGCTTCAAAATCACTCAGGGCGGCATGGATGTCACAGCTTCTTGGGATTGGGATGCTAAAAATAGTTCGGGCAGGGGATATGCTTGGTATGTCCATGAAGGGCTTTCAACTAATTTAGCTCCAAGGCAATGGACAGACGTTTTCCAGCAGCAAGATTTGTTTAGCCAAAGTAGCGTCAGCAAGGAGTTAAGATCTCGGATACGTGCAGCATTTGGCAAATGAAGATTGACTATCTATGGAGCGAAGATCGCTCCGTGCATGCAATCAACAATGAGCTAGACGGCACTTCATTGGAAGCCGGTATTTTGTGTCTTATTTCCTGTCGAGAAGAGACCATTAGAATAAGCAACGAAAATCATTCAATGCTGGTTGAAGTGCCCAAAGAATTTCGCTCTAGCAGCGAAAGAGTGAAGGTGTTCAACGCATTGTTAAACGTTCTTGATCATGAGCAAATACAGCTTCCTTCTGCAGACTAAAGCCGAAGACTATTTCGAGCTTCTTCCTGAAATTCGCATGAAGAAATATGGTGGTTGGCTTGTCGCTGAAGCAATTGAACAGGAAGAAATTAGTAAGTTGCAAAGCCAGGCTACTATTAGGGCTGTGCAACTGGCTAAGCGCATTGCCACCGCAAAGGATATTTCTCTTGACGAAGCTTTCGGCTTGCTTCAAGGCGGTGGTGGTTCCATTACCGAAGCTGAACTTCTCTCGGAATATACTGAGGAAACGCTGAGCATGATTACCAGCGGCTCTTCAGTGGAGAGCACCAACGCCCGTATGGTCACTGCTTTCATTCGCTCTCGCGGTCAAGGTTTGATTGATGGCGAATGGCAAGATCTTGCCGACTGGGAACTGGATGATACTAAAAATCTTCCCCGTAAAGCCATTGCAAAAGTGGTTGAGTTTATTGCTGAAGAGCAAAACGCTGAGACGCAGGAGGCTGTGACAGCAAAAAAAGCGACGAAGAGGAATGGTCCTCAGTAGCAGAAATGCTGGAAGCGCGAGCGCGTAACCAGCTTAAAAACTTAACGGATTGGAACGAAATCTATTTTCGGCTTTCGGCTTCTGACTTCAACGATAGGCGATGGCATGCTGATCAATTTGGTCAGCAGCCATTGTCTGATATTAAGCGTGCATTGAAATATCTTGATAAGCATGACATAGCAAAATACAATGTGCAAAGCGTTGCCATTGCAAAGCTCGGCACGATGGCGGCTGGCATGATGGCAGGGCGCAAGTCCAAAGTGAAGCCAGAGGATTTCTTGCCGTTTGATACAAAGTCAATCAAGAAAGACACTGGGGTCACTGATGCAAGCTTAATTATTTTCCAACGTTTGATGAAGACTAGAAAGATGGATGGAAGGGTTATTGCGTTGTTAGCAGATGATCTAAAAGCTTTTTCTGGGCGTAATCAGGAACAATGATTATAGAATGAAGGGACTGTGACTAGAAAGTAAGATGGCAGCTCAAGACGCCGAATTGAAGCTTAAGGTAAGTCTTGATCTGGCCTTTTTTAGACAGCAATTAGCGGGACTTGGACAAGCTGCCGCTGGCACTCCGATGCCAGTGCAAATTAAATTTGATAGACGTAGTGTACAGAACGAACTCAATGCTCTTGGTGCAAATATTAAACGAAGAAATTATACCCTCAATGTCAACACCAATTTAAAAGCGGAAATCGAGAATGCATCAAAGCTTGCAAAGGCTTTGGATGAGCTTAGTCGCTCTCGAAATACTGCACAAAAATCAATCAATCAACAGCTTGGTCTTGGCGTTTTGATGCAGGGTCCGCAAAGCGGTGGATTAGGCAGTAAAGACGTTATAAAGTTGTATCGAGCCGCCGCGCAGGCAGGATTGCTTGAATATAACAAAGAAATTGCCAGGACAAAAGCCTCCACGATAGCTGCCTTAGAAGAAGTCGGCGCCGACAGTGTGCGTGGATTGTTGAATGGATTAAATAGTGAAGACGAAAAACTTCGGGCGGCAGCTACTTATCTAGGTGAAACTTTAATAAAAACAGTCAAAAATGTTCTTGGTATTGCATCGCCTTCTCGTGAATTCAAAAAGATTGGTCAAAACGTAGGCGAAGGCTTCCAGCAGGGCATGCTGTCCTCAATGGACAAAGCTTTCGGTGCAGTAGAAGGTTTAATGCGAGCACGCATGAAAGTGCTTGATACCATTGCTCGTGGCATGTTCCGCATGGCAGGTATTGATCCTGTCGCCCTTAGGGCTGAAGCTGCTCAGCGCCGTGCATTGCCAGGAGTGAATTTCCCTGCAACAGTGCCACCACGCAACGTCCCTATTGGCCCCTCTGGAACAGGCAGGGCATTACCTCCCGGTGCGACCCCATCCGCGCTTCCCGGTACTGCATTTGGCGCTCAAAAATATTTGCCCACGGCCCTTGGAGAAGAATTGAAGGCTATTTTGCGTGGGGCTGCATTCGCTTTTGTTGATTCCTTAAAACAACAAGTGAGAAGCGTTCGCGTTGGACTTGGCGCCACCCAGCAACCATTATTGAGCCCAAGTCGCATCGCAGGATTGCTTCCCGCAGGAGTAGGTCGCGCGCCTAGTATTTATTCGACTGGCGCCATGGGAGGAGAGACACGCGCAGAAATGATGGCACGCAGAGAGCGTGAAGCTCGTATACGTTCTGACTTGCGTGGCATGGATGTATTGGGAGGTGGCGCTGGACGCGCTCCTTCTACTTATAGCTATGCGTATCGCAGCGCACGGCCAACGAGCGCCATTGTTCCTTATGCAAGTGGAGGAGCAATTGTGCCACAGCCCTCAATGGCTGGAGGCGGCAATGCACCTCCGTCTGGAGGCGGTGGTTTTGGTGGGATGGGAGGCTTTGGCGGCTTTGGACGTGCGCTAGGAAACGTACCCAATCTTCCCGGCACTGGCACCATTCGAGAACTCGGAAGTGAATTCGCTTTTGCGACCAAACAAGTATTGCTATTTGGTCAGGCGTACAAATTACTGGGCATCATTCAAGCTTTCCCGGCACAAGTGGGAGCCGCAGTTGGGCAGTTGCAAAGCTTTAGAAATACGTTGAATGAAGTGACGCCTTCAGCAGAAGAAGCTCGCGCGTCCAATGAGCTACTGCTCGGCCTGATGGAAAAGTACAACGTGCCTCTACAATCAGCGCGTGATGGCTTCACCAAGCTATATGCCTCCATGGCTCCGGCTGGTTTTAGTGGAGACGAGATCAGAGACTTGTTTACTGGCATTACAAAAGCTGCTGCCACTTTTGGCATGAGTGCAGATAAAGTTGATCGCGTGAATTATGCCTTTGCGCAGATGGCCAGCAAAGGTCAGGTGATGAGCGAAGAACTTAAGGGGCAATTAGGTGATGTACTGCCTGGTGCGATGGCATTATTTGCGAAGGCTGCTGGATTCAAAGGGTCAAAAGCCATCCAAGATTTTTCTGCCGCATTGGAAGATGGTGCTTACAAGGGGAAAGCAATGGTTGCATTGTTGAAGAATGTGACTGTCGTAATGAATAAGGAATTTGGTCCTGGCGCCGAAGGGGCTGCTCTTACATTCCAGGGTGTAATGAATCGCATGCAAAACTCAATGACTCTTCTTTATGAGAGCTTTGAGCCTGTTGCAGTGGGATTTTTGAATACTGTTGTTGTTCCAATGACAAATGGGATCAAGCAGATCACTGATGGACTCAATGCATTTTTTACGGGAACAACTGCTAGTACCTCCGGGGGCGGCGTGTTTGCACTGCAGCTTCAAAATATGCTTCCTGCTATTGAAGGAATCAAAAATAACGTCACTGGACTTATTCCTGTTTTTCAGCAGTTTGGCGCAATTGTGGGTCAACTGGCTCAACTTTTATTGCAAATCGTAGGAAATCCAGTGGTTGGATATTTAGCGAAATTATATCTTGTTGCGTTGCCGTTAAATATCGCTTTCAATGTTTTAACTAACGTAATTCGCTCCGTAATTGGCTCAATGACGGCGTTAAATGTCGGTCTTCTTGCTGGATCGCAACGCTTTGCAACTTATCGAATCCTGATGGATGCCACGGGCATATCCGCCGCAAAATTAACTGGAATTTTAAGAGGAGTTGCACCAGCTCTTAATCTTATAACTGTTGGCTTGCGTGCAATTGCTGGACCCGCAATCCTGGTCGGCGTTTCATTGTTAATTGAAAGATTCATGATGCTCAAGGGGGCAATTGACGGCGTGGGTCAGTCCACTAAGCAAATGCTTGCTGGGATTTCAAGCATGGCAAATGCTGGAGCAGTTGGGGCATTAAAAAATACTGCAAATGATTTGCAAAAACAAATTCAAACATTTGAAAAGCTTCGCCCGTTTGTGTCAGGAGGTGCGCTTGGTCCGTCTCAGAAATTAACCCCGGAAGCCGCCAAGACAATGGAAGAATTGGGGATGGGTAGCTTTGTGAGCAAGACAATTCTTGGCAAACCGCAAATTAATGATTTTGTTAATGCCTCAAAGATTATCGAGGCTCGCTTGCAAGGATTGCGCAAGGCCGCTGCTGGAGTACAAGAAAAACTTCCGCTTGCAAAGCGTGTTGCTGCAAGCATTGAAACACAAACAAAACCAACCCAGACAATTATGCCAATTCCGCCATCGGAAGGTGATGGCAAAGAAAAGAAAGGCAAAGAGCTTGATCAGTATATTCAAGATGCCACTAACGCTTTGACACTTGAAAAAGAAAGGCAATTGGTGGCAATTGAAGACAAGATGCTTAGAGATGAAATCTCTGAAACAGAGGCGAAGCGTCAGTCATTATTGATTGAAAAACTTTACGAAGAGAAAGCGGTGACAGAAGCGTTAAGAGTTGCTCAAATTAAATTGGCAGACGATAACTTAAGCGCTGCAGACAAACAGTTGAAGCTCGCAGACTTGAGGGCGGAAAAAGAGCAAAAAATTGCCAACATTGGAGCCAAGTATGGAGTAGAAGTACTGAAGCTTGAGCTTGGTCTTCAACAGCCCATAAAAGACGCTATTAGTGGTGTCAATGAGCAACTGGATGAGCAGGCAATGATAAGGGAAAATCTAAAAGAAGGCTTAACTGATCTTACTTATGATCAAAAAGCTTATCTTGATGTGCAACGTTTAACAAAAGATTATGGTGATGCAGAAAAAGAATCCGTACGCGAGAGAATTAATGAATACCAAAGACTAAGGGAAGCGTATTACAAAAATGAAGAGGCTCTTAAAAGGCAGCAGGCTTTGGTGGAGGCCGAAGCTGGACTAGGGATTATTGGCGGAGGATTACGTGCAGGTTTCACTGGAAGCGCTGCCAACATTTTTGAACAGACAATGGCACAAACGCAAGGCGATGTTGACTACGCAACTAAACTTGCTAATATTGAAACAGCGGCAATGCAACTCCGCAGCGTATTTGAAGGGCTACAAGGAGCAATTGCAGGGGTAAGCTCTGCATTTGCCAATGTCCTAACTGAAGGTGTTGCAAATATGATTAGCGGCACTGCTACCGCCAAGGAAGTGTTTGCAAGCTTCCTTCAAAGCATAGGACAAGCATTGTCTCAGGCAGCCTCGCAAATGATTGCTACTTACATTGCTATTGGCATTGCAAAATTGTTTGCAGGACTTGGCGGAGGAGGCGGAGCGGACATGTCGAAATCTGGCATTACAGAAGGCACTCTTGCTCCCATGCGCCAATATACAGATGCGGCTGGAAATATGGCCCCTAACTTGACGTTTGCCAATGGCGGCATTGCCCCTGGCGGCTTCCAAGCATTTGCCAATGGCGGCGTTGTCTCTGGTCCCACTCTCGGTCTCGTAGGCGAAGGGCGTTATAACGAAGCCGTTGTGCCCCTTCCAAATGGTCGCGCCATTCCAGTGCAAATCAACGGCGAGCGTTCTGCTCGTGATTTAATGGGGCGCAATGCACCAGGCATGGCTAATGCTGCTCCGCTTACGCTTAAGTTTGAAAGTACAAAGATTAATGGCGTAGAGTATGTAAGCCGTGAGCAATTAGAGCTTGCAATGGCTGAAACACGCCGTGCTTCAATTGCAGGCGGTGCTACTAGGGGAATGAATATGGCTCTTGATAAGATACAACAAAGTCCATCCACTCGCTCTCGCATTGGCATTCGTTAATGGCTGATTTTCCTTCTATTCGCCCTGCATCGAGAACCTACTCAGCGGGGCAATTCCCTCTTAAAACTTATCGGGCTTTATCAGGCGCTACGGTCAAGCGCGTATTTGGCAATAAAGC